GTGGGTGAGAGAAGGGGGGGAGGCGGGGGTGTTGTGTTATTCAAACGAAATATGAAGTGTCTTGCCCATGCAAGAAGCCATTTTTTGCAGAAAATCTAACGAGGGATTTGCATTACCGTTTTCAAAACGTGAAATATTTGCCTGTGCAGTACCCATTTTTTCGGCCAGCTGTTTTTGAGTTAACCCGGCAGACTTCCGACTTGCGATTGCAGCGCGGATGGCTTCATACTGAGGACCAAGCTGATCGTACTCGGCTTTGACTGCGGGATTTTCAGAAAAAGTTTTATTCTTGAAATCAGTGTAATTCATAGTCTCACTTTACTCCTTTCATTCACATGCAAACGTGTATCTTTTTACGCAACCACTCTATACTATGTTTGTATAGGGATGCTATCTTTATCACATTCAGTTTGCACAAACCTTACCTTAAAAAGCAAAGACTATTATATGTGTTTTTTATAAGAACCTTTCCTTTCAATGACGCCTTTTATAATCGCGTAGTCTCTTTTGGGCAGTTTCAATCTCTGAACGAGGAGTTTTTTGTGTCTTCTTGATGAATCCATGCAGTAAAACTATCGTGTCAGCTTGCCAAACAAAATAGAAGATACGAGATATGTCACTCGAAAATTTGATTCGTAGCTCCCAAATTTCACCGTCAATGTGCTTGACATAAGGTTCTTTTAATGCGTTGCCAAACTCTGCAAGAAGATCAATTTCCCGAAATGCTTTAGCTTGATGCTTTGCAGGCAACTCATTTATAAATTCGGCGAGGACTTCCTTGCCGTCCTCGGTGCTATACAGTTCAATCTTAAAAATAAGTGTACACCCCCTTTGAAATATATGCTGGTCTATATCTCAATTGAATTATATCATATATGATATAAAAAGTCAAGGGATCCCATACGGCACAAGTGGTTCGTATTCTTGTGAGCAAAATAAAGGGCTACACAAAAGGGAAACAAGGATTTTTGTGCAGTTTCGTGAATAGCTATTTCCCGCGATTGCTGGTATGATTTGTACCGAACCCGAAAATCACTACTTGATAATAAAGGGGAGATACCTATAAGAAAAGCAGCGGTGTTTTGCAAAACGGCAACAAAAAATCACTACCCAATGTAGAATTGAGTAGTGATACTTGGCGCAGGCGGTGGGATTCGAACCCACGGAACTCTTTCGAGTTCAACTGATTTCGAGTCAGTCCCGTTATGACCGCTTCGATACGCCTGCCTATATATTCTTGCATCGCCCCGCACGTCGCTTGGAAAAATGCGAGATTTCGATGCAAGATAACGATGAAAAGTTGGGTACGCGACACCCGATAAAGCCCGTCGTTATGGGATTTCCTGCGGACAAGGTGACCTGCCGGATGCAAACTTTCGAGTGCTCCCTCTTACGACCACTTGAGTACATCTGCTTATTTAATTTTGTTGCAGGGAACTTCCCGCAGGGCACGATTTCGAGTGCTCCCTCTTACGACCACTTGAGTAATGCTCCACAGCATAAATTTTGTACAGCTTATTATAACAGCTTGCGGGGCAAATGTCAATTCTTTGCGGGTGGGAAAATGTCGGGTGGGAAAATGTCAGTGGGGTGTATCTGTAATGAACGTCTGCGTTTTCTGCATGACGTCCTGCAGGGTCGCCAGGTCGTGCAAAACGTCGCCGGTTTCCAGGGAATGATTGGCGTTCTCATAAAGAAAGAGCGGCGTGCCGTTGGCGCGGGCTGCGGCGGCGACGGAGAAAGCATCGCTCCAGGGGTCGGCGGTGCCTAAAAAGGCAAGGACATTCTGCGGGGCAAACGCAAACGTCAGGGAGAGCGGCGTGTAGAGAATCTGGCGGCAGGGGATGCCGTGGCGCTGGGCGAAGGCGGCGGAGACAGCGGTGCCGATGCTCTTGGAAAGAAACAGTACATCGTCGTATTGCGGCCAATCTACGGCGGACAGCTGGGCCTCGGCCTGGGCGTACAGGGTGTCAAATGCCTCGCGCAGGGCGGCGGGGCTGCCGCGCAGGCCGTCCTTGTGGTAGGTGTATTGCAGCAAAAGGGTGTGGTCGTACCCGGCGCAGGCCGCCAGCTTACGGTACACGCGGCGGATGAAACGGCGGCCCTGTTCTGGGCGGCAAAACGCTGGGGCTACAGCTTCAAGCGGCCGGAATACCACCAGACGGCCAGCGTGGCCAAGCTCGGCTATCAGCCGGACATCTGGCCGGGGGCGATGGTATGAGGTTCGTGTGTGATGCCTGCCAGGATATCACGAACATCGAGGCAGATAGAATGGAGATCCAGGGCGAGAAGCTGATGGTGTCAGCCGCGGGCGGTTGGTCTATGTTGCGGATCTGGGGCAGATCATGCTGGAGAAGCTGACGCCGGGGAGGGAGGACGGTAATGGACTTAGAACAAACCGCGATGGAGCGGCTGCGGATGGCCTCGGATATGAGCCTGCGCCTGTACAAGCAGCCGCTGGTGATCACGTATTCCGGGGGGAAGGACTCGGACGTGCTGCTGCATCTGGCGGGCGCGGCAGGAATTCCGTATGAGGTGCTGCACTCGCTGACGACAGCTGATGCGCCGGAGACCGTCTGGCATGTGCGGGAAACATTCCGAAGGCTGGAGCTGGCGGGCGTACCGTGCGATATCGATAAGCACAAGCAGCCGGATGGGACGTACATGACCATGTGGCGACTAATCCCGCTGAAGCTGGTGCCGCCGACACGCATTATGCGCTACTGCTGCGCGGTGCTCAAAGAGACCAGCGGCCGCGGGAGGTGGATCGCGACCGGCATCCGGTGGGCCGAGTCGCGAAAGCGCAAATCCCGCGGCGTTATGGAGACTCTGCACAGGGACAAATCCAAGCGGTTGATACTGATGAACGACAACGACGAAAGCCGAATGATGATGGAAAACTGCCAGCTCAAGGGGACGCGGACAATCAATCCGATTATCGATTGGCCGACCGAATCCATCTGGGATTACTGCGCAGCAGAAAAGATCTGTATGAATCCGCTTTACGCCTGCGGCGAAGATCGCGTGGGCTGCATCAATTGCCCGATGGCGGGCAAGCACCGGAAGGTGCAGCTCGCGCGCTACCCCGGATACCGGGATGCCTACATCCGGGCTTATGGCCGGATGATCGAGGAGCGCCGCAGCCGCGGCCTGCCGTGCGATTGGCAGACCGGCGAAGACGTCCTGCACTGGAGTCTGGAGGACGGCGTTTTGCCGGGACAAATGGTTATTGAAGGAATGGAGGAAGAAACCCTATCACTGAAAAAGAGATCGTGAAGGCGCTGCGGTGCTGCGCGAAGGGGCTTGGACACGACGACGCGTGCGAAAACTGCAAGGTCGGAGAAATCCAAGATCGGCGGGAATACATCGAGTTTGCGGCTGCTAACGTGATCGAGCGCCTGACCGCCGAGAACGCGGCGCTGCGGGAGAAGAAGCGGTGGATTTCCATGACAGAAAAAACGCCAGAGTATGATATGCCACAGCTTGCGCTAAATGCTGACGGGGAGGCACTCATTGCAAATTACGCATACGGCGAATGGTTTGATACATGGGGGCAAGACGTGGAGGTTACCCACTGGATGCCGCTGCCGGAAGTGCCGGGGGAAGGAGAAAAGGCATGATAGCTGTTTTAATCAGCATCAGACCAAAGTGGTGCGAGAAGATCATAAGCGGAGAGAAAACGATCGAGGTGCGAAAGACGCGGCCGAAGATGGATACGCCGTTTAAGTGCTACATCTACTGCACAAAAGCAGAAGAGCGGCTTGCTTTCATCCTGAAAGATGGGGATGAAAATTACGGGGAGATTTATCACGGCAAGACGGTTTTTGGCAAGGTGGAAAAGGGTTCAGTATGCGATATGTGGGGCAAGCGGCAGAAGGTCGTCGGCGAGTTTATATGTGATCGTGTGACAGATCTTTTCGAGAATAGCCGCTTTTGGCTGAACGAAGATGATATCTTGCGCACGTGCCTAACTGCCGATGAAATTCGAGCGTATGCAAATGGCGCGAATGAGTTATATGGCTGGCACATCTCCAATCTCAAGATTTACGACACCCCGCGCGTACTGCGGGAATTTTACGCTGTGCCAAATGAGGTAGAGGTAGCGCTCAAGGCAAAACCCAAGCCAATCACCCGCCCCCCCCCGCGCCGGGGGGCGGGGGGGGGGGGGGAGGTGGGGGGGAGGG